GTTGGAGGGGGCAAACGTAGTAGGGGCAAACGTAGTAGGGGCAAACGTAGTAGGGGCAAACGTAGTAGGGGCAAACGTAGTAGGGGCAAACGTAGTAGGGGCAAACGTAGTAGGGGCAAACGTAGTAGAGGCAAACATAGTAGGGGCAAACGTAGTCGCAGGGCTAGGCGTAGTAAATATCACGTCGGCGGCGGCAGCCCATCCACTTTTTTACCACAAGCGCTTGTAAATACATCACGATCTTTAACAGGAGGTTTGACTGAATTAGCAAATGGGTTTGGTGGCTATACCAACTCTGCTTCGCTCAACCCAATGCCTTATGACCAACCCGAGCTTGACCCAACAATTAAATATGTCAGGACTGATTTTCCCAATGTAGCTGAAGATTATAATAAAGCCGATGGGTATGTAAGTTCAACCTTTTAACAACCTTTTAGGAAAAGGTTGGACCAAAATACAACACTGACGTAAATGCGTACGCGCGCCTAATTTTTGGTCCAACCTTTTTTAAAAAAGTTGCCAAAAGTTTGGGTAAAAAAACATAATAAATATATTATAAAATATATTTTATAATATATAATTTATTTTATAATAATAATATATAATAATAATATATAATGGGGATATCAGATTTGTGTACACCTGCTTTCATATATGTGATTGTTTCTTTTATTGCACTAATCATCAAAAGTATTTCAAGCTTTAATGTGATTTTTGTGATTGTGTATGTGTTTTTTATTATGCTGTGGGCCTGGTTTTTAAATTATTTATGCGCTAGTGGTTACAGTGTCATTTCCTGGATACTGGTTTTATTGCCGTTGTTTACGATGTTTTAACTACAACCTTTTCAAAAAAGGTTGGACCAAAATGCAACCTTTTAAAAAAGGTTGGACCAAAATACAACCTTTTCAAAAAAGGTTGGACCAAAATACAACCTTTTAAAAAAAGGTTGAGCCAAAATACAACCTTTTAAAAAAAGGTTGAGCCAAAATTTAGGCGTGCGTACGCATTTTATATTAAGGTTGTTTTTTGGCCCAACCTTAATATAAAAAAGTTGAGCCAAAATTTAGGCGTGCGTACGCATTTTATATTAAGGTTGTTTTTTGGCCCAACCTTTTTTTAAAAGGTTGTATTTTGGCCCAACCTTAATATAAAAAAGTTGAACCAAAATTTAGGCGCGCGTACGCATTTTATATTAAGGTTGTTTTTTGGCCCAACCTTTTTTTAAAAGGTTGTTTTTTAAAAGGTTGTTTTTTAAAAGGTTGTTTTTAAAAGGTTGGTATATTATATAAATGTTGGAACAGATTAAATATTTGTGCAAGCCGGCCTATGTTTATTTAGTCATTTCTCTCATCGCCACCGTTGTTTTAATGATTCAAAACAGTGGGAATCAGAACCGTTATTGTGTGGGTTCGTTTGAATGCGATGTACCTAATACTGCTTTAGTCTTTTTGGTGAAATTCATGTATATCGCGTTTTGGACCTTTGTTCTAAATGCCATTTGCCGATCAGGTCATAAACAATTTGCGTGGTTTTTGGTGTTATTGCCTTTTATTATGTTTTTTGTTCTCATTGGGCTGGCTATGTTGAAACAAGGAGTTTACTAAACAACCTTTTTGAAAAAGGTTGAACCAAAAATACCCTTCTAAACGCATATAAAATTACACATAATAACAGTGTAATTTTATTAACGATTATCGCGGGTTTTGCGACACTTTTGGTCCAACCTTTTCTTAAAAGGTTGTTCTTAAAAGGTTGTGTTTTGGTCCAACCTTTTCTTAAAAGGTTGTTCTTAAAAGGTTGTTTCTACTTGCTTCGCAGATAAAAGGTTGTGTGTTGGGAAAGCACATAAAAATATATAGCAATATACTAATATAACCCCCGAATGGAGACGCCAGAACAAGAAGAATTACCCTGGTTGATAATAGACAAATTTTTCACGGAAAACCCCTATATTTTAGTTGCCCATCATTTAGACTCTTACAACGATTTTTTTGCGAATGGGCTAAACCGTATTTTTAAAGAGAAGAATCCCATCAAAATTATGAAGCAGCAAGACCCCAAAACCGCCGAATTCAATTACACCTGTAATCTCTATCTAGGCGGTAAAGACGGCACCAAAGTCTATTATGGCAAACCCATTATTTATGACGAAGATCGTGAGCATTATATGTTTCCCAATGAAGCCCGGCTCCGTAATATGACTTATGGTATTACGATTCATTATGACGTGGATGTAGAATTTATGATTCTTGATCAAAGTACCAATCAACTGAAACCCCATTCGCTTACTTTAGAGAAAATCTTCCTCGGTCGGTTTCCGATTATGTTAGCTTCCAATCTCTGTATTTTAAATGGTTTAGACAGGTATGCCCGTTTTGAAATGGGGGAATGTAAAAATGACCGGGGTGGATATTTCATCATTGACGGCAAAGAAAAATGCATCATCGCCCAAGAGAAATTTGCCGACAATATGATTTATACACGCGATAAAGCCAGTGATCTTTATAGTCATTCCGCCGAAATCCGTTCTGTCTCTGAGGACGCCTCCAAACCTGTCAGGACGCTCGCCTTAAAAATCGTGGCGCCCTCGGCCAAATATACCAACAACCAAATTGTCGTAGTGATTCCCAATGTGCGGACGCCGATTCCCCTCTTTATTTTAATGCGGGCCTTGGGTGTAGAAGCTGATAAAGACATTATTTCGTATTGTTTATTGGATTTGGAGCAATACAAGACCTATGTGGATTTGTTTATTCCCTCAATTCACGATGCCAACCGGATCTTTTCGCAAGAAGTGGCCCTCAAATACATTGCCACCTTTACCAAGGGCAAGACTATACCACACGCGCTAGAAATTCTCGCCAACTATTTATTGCCCCATATCGGCGAAATGAATTTCTCGGACAAGGCGTATTTTCTGGGACACATGACCAAACAATTACTCAAAGTCTATACCAAAGAAATCAAAGCCACGGACCGCGATAATTTCAAATTTAAGCGGGTAGAACTCGCCGGGAATTTGATTTATGACCTCTTTAAGGAATATTATAATTTGCAACAGAAAAACATCTACCAGAAAATTGACAAAGAGTATTATTACAAGCAGGGTATTTATCAGGACAATTTCGTGTCACTCATTGAAAACAACTACAAGCACTATTTTTCGGAAAGGCTCGTGGAGGTCGGTTTTCGCAAGGCTTTTAAAGGCAATTGGGGGGCGACGGAACACACGAAGCGGGTGGGGGCCGTGCAAGACCTCAACCGCCTCAGTTTTAATTCGTTTATTTCGCTCCTCCGGAAAATAAATTTACCTTTTGACGCCAGTGCTAAAATCGTCGGTCCGCGCTTGCTCCACCCCTCCCAATGGGGTATTATTGATCCGGTGGATACGCCCGATGGCGGCAACGTAGGTCTACATAAACACCTGGCGATTGCGGCCTCTATTACCAGTGGTTGCTCCGCCTATCCGCTCATCAAGTGGTTGCGGATGCACACCAATATGCGACTCCTGAGTGAATGCACCCCGCTCACCATGTCTGCGATGTGTAAAGTTTTTGTAAATGGGAATTGGGCGGGGTTGATTAGCAAACCCCGCGAGGTGTTGCAATTGTTTAAAGAATACCGACGCAATGGTCTGGTTTCTGTTTATACAAGTATCCACTGGGACATCCGGGAAGCAGTCCTCTTTATTTACGCCGATGCCGGCAGGCTCTGTCGCCCCGTGTTTTATGTGGACCCGCAAACCACCAAACCGAGTTATGCGAATAAAGCCATTTTAGAACGCATCCACGCCGACAAATTTACGTGGGAGCAATTGATTACTGGGTTTGCCCAGAAAAAAGACAAGACGTTTACCAGTAAAACATGCAAAGTGTACGACAATGTCGCAGCCCTCTACGAAGCGACCGATTTGAAAGAATTGCGGCAAACCGGGGCGATTATAGAGTACTTGGACACGTCAGAAACCGAATCCGCGCTGATTGCCATAAACACGGCGCAAGTGGTACAAAAGAAGAAACCCTATACTCACCAAGAAATTCATCCGTCGCTCATCCTCGGGGTGATGGGCAACCAAATTGTTTTCCCGGAGAACAATCAATTACCCCGGGATTTATTTGCGTGTGGGCAAGCCAAACAGGCGATTTCGCTCTACCACACCAATTTTCCCAACCGTTTTGACAAATCCGGCCTCGTCTTAAATAACGGCCAGATCCCCCTCGTGAAAAGCCGGTATCTAGAATACATTAACCACGAAGAACAACCGTGTGGCGAGAACGTGATTGTGGCAATTATGTCGTTGAACGGGTATAACGTGGAAGATTCAATTCTCTTTAACGAAGGTTCCTTGAAAAGAGGGCTGTTCCGGACCACTTATTACAGTATGTATGAAAACAAAGAAGAAAGTTCCACGGTGAAAACCGCCCGTGTTGACTCGCATTTTACGAATGTGGAGAGTGAAAACGTGATTGGTTTAAAACCGGGTTATGATTATTCGCACTTGGATAAATACGGTTTAATCAAAGAAAATACCTACGTGGACGAGAAAACCGTTTTGATTGGTAAAGTCGTGAGTAATATAGATAAACCCGAGACCGTGATTGACGCGTCGTCTTTCCCGAAAAAGGGACAGCTCGGTTATGTAGATAAAACCTTTATTACGGAAGGCGAAGAAGGTTTCCGGATTGCCAAAGTGCGCGTCCGCAATGAACGCATCCCGGCGATTGGTGATAAATTCTGTAGTCGGTGTGGGCAAAAAGGCACGGTCGGTTTGGTGATACCAGAAGCGGACATGCCTTTTACGGAAGATGGGGTGAGACCGGATATTATTATTAATCCCCACGCTCTGCCCTCGCGGATGACGATCGGTCAGTTGATTGAAACTCTGATGGGGAAAGCCTGTGGTCTTTACGGCGCCTTCGGGGACTGCACTGCCTTTGTCAATAAGGGTTCCAAGCACAAAATCTTCGGGGAATTGTTGACGCAGGTCGGGTTTCATTCCAGTGGCACGGAAGTCCTGTATAATGGGAATACGGGCGAGCAATTAGAATCCAATATTTATATTGGGCCGACCTATTATATGCGGTTGAAACACATGGTGAAAGATAAAATCAATTATCGCGCTTTGGGGCCCCGGACGGTCCTGACACGACAAACGGTGCAGGGGCGGGCGAACGACGGCGGGCTCCGTATTGGTGAAATGGACCGCGACGCCCTCATCGCCCACGGCATCACGAATTTCTTGCAAGAATCCATGCTTGTCCGTGGTGATGATTATTATATGGCGGTCTGTAATAAAACCGGTACGATTGCGATTTATAATGAAAGTTACAACTTGTTCTTGAGTCCCTTTGCCGATGGGCCAATAAAATTTAACGGCACCTTGAGTGACAGTTTGAATATTGAAAACGTGAGTAAATTCGGGAAATCCTTCAGTATTGTGCGAGTCCCCTATGCGTTTAAATTACTCATTCAAGAATTGCAAACGATGAATATTCAAATGCGGATTATTACGGAAGAAAACATCAATCAGTTGACGTCCATGTCGTTTTCGGATAACATAAACAAGTTAGTGGGCAAGGGGAAGTCAGTGACCATTAAAGAACTGAATGCCAAGAATAGTCAGAATGTCCAATTCTCCATGACGAACGGGGACAGAGAGAAAGATAAAGAGCCGACTGTTGATAGAAAGGCATTTACGAAATTAACGCAGCCTCGCTTCCTCCAATGGTTAATCCCCCCCACCCAGATCACGCCACTGGATGGCGGTCTTGTTCCCATCAATCAATTGGATGGGACGAGTAATGTCCCCGATGCCGACACGGAACAAGCTTGGCGCGAGATGACCACCCGCCTGAATGCCGCAAAGAAACTCTTGGACCCTATACCAAAAACGCAGTTTCTCGCCATTAACCAATTGTTGGATTTGTACCGCAATCTCCGGAGCACCATGCAAAAGAAATACCACATGTTTGATGCAACCAATGCATCCTTGAAGATGTATGAACTTTTAATGAAGCTGAACCTTGTAGATTGTGCCACCCTAGAAGAGAATAAATTAAATTCGTTTTCTAACGCCGAATTGCCGGGCGCCTTCATTATTGCGATTAATTATTATATGAAAAGCAAGTGTCTAGATAAACGGTTTAATTGGCTGGCTTCGTCTTATCTCCCGGAGGCAGCAGCGGCGACCGGCAATAACACAATTTTGGAAGATAAATTTAAACTTTACGCTATGAATCGGGATCGCTGGTTTATGGGTCCTCGCCCCAATGCGTTACCAGAAGGCTTTGATGATATCACAGGGGACGTGACGGATCCGAACACGGTTATTTCACTCGGCATCGGGGTCAAAACCCGCTTTAACAATACCGCCGGCGCGGTCCTCTATACGAGTGACGTGGGTATTGATGTGACAGGTGATTATGCGGGGCAAGAAGAAAATACGTCGGCCATCAATTATGGGCAAATTATCTCGGGTCTGCTGTCCTTGGCGCCTGGCGGCAACTTTGTGACAAAACAATACACTTTTTTCACCCCTTTCAGTCGGTCGCTCATCGCGTTGGTTGCGAGTTTTTTTGAAGAAACGTACATTACCAAACCGGTCACCAGTAGGCCCGGTAATTCGGAAATCTATTTAATTGGCAAAGGGTTCAAGGGCCTCAGTTCGGAAATGACGGAAGCTTTGACGGAACGTAGTGAACTCTTTAAAACGTTGGGGGTGAATCCCTCTACCCTGGGCTCTTTGGTGACGCCGGACATTTTAGCGGAAGTAGATCCAGCCTTATTTACAGTGGCGGAAGAGTTTTATATGAATATTCAAATTAAATTTCTGGAAGAATACGCCGGGGTCTATAAGAATTATATCAGTAATTTAGGTGTGTTGGAACCGATAATAGAAGAAAATGTGAAAGAGGCCGAAGAAACTTGGTTACGCGAGAACGCAGCTGTGCCAATTAAACCGGAACAGAGTTTGACCTGGTATTTACATAGTGGGAAAGTGAAGGGGAAAGGGTATAAAGGCATGCAGGGTGGTGATGCTCACAAGCAGGGCGGTGATGCTCACATGCAGGGCGGTGATTCTCACATGCAGGGCGGTGATTCTCACATGCAAGGCGGTAGCGGTCCCGGCGACATGTATTTATACGAAGATACCCATTCGGATAATCATAATTATCCAGGGTCAATTGAACTTAATGAAAACTCAATTCAGCCCGGTCAAATACCAGGCAACCAAACAGTGGGTTTTGAACCGGGATCAGATTTTGTAGACGCAGAAGCAGGCGTTAAATTCATGGTACAATCCAGCGAAGGCGGTGTCAATAGTTCTGTTTGGAATGCGAGTCCGGCGAGTTTGGGTATGAATGGGGGCGCAAGTGCAAGTGCAAATGATGACAGTATTTTGACCTATAAAGAAATAACGATTGATACGGAAAAACAAGAGGAATCAGGTAATAGCAATGAAGGGAAAAAAACAATTAGTATGAATGTATAATGTATATAAAAAGAAAGAAAATTGATATAATATGTAAACGTTTATATATTATAAAAACCGCTACAACATGACCACCGTTAACATGCCCACCGTTAACATGACAGACATTATCAATCAACCCTTTGCCCTCCGGAAACTCTTGAACAATACGGCGTTTCATAAATCCAAAGCAGCCATTCATAAAAGTCAATTAAGTGAAGAAAAGGAACCACAAATACCGGAATTGCTAACCCTTCTAGCTCAACAACTGGTGAGTTGTCCTGAATTTATTTTAGTAGATACTTATGCTTATGAAGAGAGAACAAAAGATTGGCTCGCCCTCATGAAGAAAGAGGTCTTGGTTGACAATGCAATTATACATATTGACACACGTACCCGCCCGGGGCATAAAATTTTGGATCACCACATGCCACATTTTTATGAGGTAAAAAATTACAAAGGTAAATCCGTCAAGAACATTTTTACTCAAGCCGTTTTAGAAAAAGCCCTCTTGACCAATATACTTATGCATTCTACACCTTATAAAAGTGAAATAAGACGAATGATTACCATGACGGGGGGGCTCGGCAGTGTCACAAAATATCGGACGGTCACCGCCAAAGCGCTCGTCCAGTTCTTTGATGCCAAACGTATACTAGACCCTTGTACCGGCTGGGGTGGCCGTATGTTGGGTTGTCTAGCGGCTGCTGACGATATTTATTACGTGGGTTGTGAACCCGATAAAAATACATACCAGGGTTTGATTAATATATTAGCAGATCCCAGTATTCCCTTGGTGGTCCGCAGTCGCGCCAAAATTTTGCCGAAACCCGCTGAAGTGGCCTTTCAAGAGGATATAAAGAAACTGGCGCTTTTTGATATGGTGTTAACAAGTCCGCCGTATTTCAATTTAGAACAGTATACGGATAGCACTCAGCAATCGCTAACAGCTTATGCGAAATGGGAGGACTGGGTAGAACAATGGCTGAAACCGGTTATTCTTAGTTCACTAGCCATGCTTAAACCGGGCGGCGTCAGCTGTTGGAGTGTGAAAAATTTCAAATCCGACAAACCTTATGCTTTGGCGGATGCGACCACAAAAATCCACGTTGATGCGGGTTGGCTATTGGTGAAGGTCGTGGCAATGACGGGGTCGGCGAGGCCGGGCGCGGGTCCAAGTGCAGCAGGTCCAAGTGCAGCAGGTCCAAGTGCAGCAGGTCCAAGTGCAGCGAAAACAGAGAGAAAACAATCTGAAGAAGAAACGTTTTGTTATAAAAAAAAATAAACATAAAAAATAAACATTAAAAAATTAAATATAAATTTATTATATTGAATTTATAATATTAAATTTAATATATTATAAAATTGAACCAATTAAAAATATAATTTTATAATATACATACAGCACAGAATGGCCCAAAGTAGTCACATTAACGAAATCTACAAATCACGTAAACATATTGTCAATTTCTTAAAAAGGCAAGGTTTTAATGTCGCCGATTACGAGAGTTTTAGTATTCACGAAGTCAACGCCATGTATCAAGCCAAACAAATGGATATGTTATTCAAGAAAGACGATGCAAGCAAGAAAACCTATGTGAAATACCATACCGGCAAAGGCATTCATTTAGAAAAGAGTATTCGGCCGGTGAGTATTTATGAGTATATTGAAGACTTGTTTACTTTAGAAGAGATTTTGACAAAGCCAGACGATTTAATTATTATTATCAACGACGAACCCAACGAAACGATTGAGAAAACCTTGCGCCATATTTGGGAACAAGATGGTATCTTTGTAAATGTAATTAGTATTAAACGGCTTCAATACAATATTTTGGAACATAACTTGGTGCCTCCGCACGTGGTCTTGAGCAAAGCCGATGGTCTCGCCATTAAACAAAAATATAATATTATGACGGACAAACAGATGCCAGATATCTCGCGCTTTAGCCCAGTGGCTCAATTGATTGGTATTCGGCCGGGCGACATTTGTAAGATAATCCGACCGAGTAAGACGGCGATCCAAACTGAATTTTATAGAATTTGTACTTAACAACAACCTTTTCCTACTTGTGTTGCATATAAAAGTTTGCTGGTTTGGTCCAACCTTTTCCTACTTGTGTTGCATATAAAAGTTTGCTGTTTTGGTCCAACCTTTTCTCAAAATGTTGTTTTGGTCCAACCTTTTCTCAAAAGGTTGTTAAAAATGTTGTTTTGGTCCAACCTTTTCTCAAAATGTTGTTTTGGTCCAACCTTTTCTCAAAAGGTTGTTAAAAGGTTGTTGTATGAATCCGGTTCACAATGCTTTTATATTCATAATACTTTTTTCTCTCTATAGAATCATTCATAATATAAATAACTCTATCATTATAGTCATCCGTAAAACGATTTTTATAGATTTTGGCAAT